CTACAACTTGCCAGTCTTCTGTCCAACATACTGGATCTGAAGGAGGAGTAGCATCTATTATTACTTCATAACAAGTATCTGTTACTACTGTACATCCTGGAGTAGGCACAAGACTATTAAATATTATTACATCTGAAAAAGCAGGTAAAGGAGATCCTATAAAGCCCATCATTATAACAGGGCCTATTCCTCCACAAAGCTGTACTTTAATAAAATTACTTGGTCCGCAATCTGTGCATAGTGCGTAAGGACCAGGGAAAAGAATACTAAAGGAATACGTAGTCGAGCACGTTCCTATTTCTTCCACAGTCCAGCACATACCATCTGGCATATTTGGTCCAATTCCTGAATCAGGAGTAATATTTTCTAATCGTAGAGATTGCCCTACATATATTGCTAATCCTGGGTCTGTAGATTCAAAACTATAATATGGATTAACTCCTCCACAAGTTGTTAATGTATAACACGCCATTTTTTTCTTTTTTTAATTAAAAAAGGGTCTCACTTTATTTTGCATAAAGGAAACCCTTTTAGAGAGAGAAATCGTAAGCCCTACTATTTCACTAATATATATGTCTACTCCAAAGCATCTCCATAAAATCCATACATTGTAAGCAAGGATTTTTAATCCCTGCTCCAATATACGAAATTTTTATGCAATTACTTGACCTGTTGGAGTCGTCGCTAACCACGCATTTAATATCCCTACTATTGTAGTTGCTGCATATGGAGCTGCTGCTCCAACTGCTGCTGCTGCGGCACCAGCCGCTTCGTAAGGTATAATTGCTTTCTTCGGTGATGCTACATCATGTGCAGTTATCGCTGAAGCGTGACAATCTTTATACTCAATTGTAAGTTGATCATACACATTGGCTGCAAGAGCATAGAAGTTATTTCCTAAAGTCTTTTGAGACAATGGGAATGGAATTCTATAAGGACTTGTTTGCCATCCGTCAGCATACAACTCTTTAGCAATCACATCTGGTCCTAAACCTTCACCGAATGTATAATCAACTGTTGGTAAACCAGCAGGTACTGGATTCGCAAGAATCAATAAGGCTAAAGCAGTAGTGATATCTGAATCTGGAGTGAAAACTACTCCGTTACAATCAAAACCACAATCTAGTCCTACATAAAACTGAAGAGGTGAATTGTTCTCAACATATGTTGGATTCAATCCTTGAACTCCTTCGTTTTCAAATGTACCAGTTAGTGTAATATAACCATCACCAATTCCAGGAGCACTTTCAGCTGTATAAACTGCAGTGATTAACTGATCTGGATCTTCATTGATCGCTGCTGTGATTCCTGTTCCAACTTCGTCGAAGTCGCCATCAGGACATGCACAAGATGGTCCACAACAAGATGATACAAAATTATAGGTTTTAAGAAGACTCTGATATCCATAAGTTTGATAAACTCTAGGAGACTCATATCTGATCTTTAAACAATATTCTGTTTCACACTCAGCTGCCCAACCTGCAATAATAGTTGTTTTAGGTGTTTGTGCTTGTGTAGGAACATTATTAGTTCTTCCCATACATTTACCATCAAGGATTTGTGTTCTAATACCTTTTATTGCTCCTGTAGGATCAGCTGCTAATACTCCAACAAATATTCTTGGGTTTGTTGAAAACGTTGCTGCTGCTGTTATAGGTGAACCATCTTCATCAAAAACTCCAATATCACCTACTACAGCGGCAACTGGGCCTATTGTAAATAGAGTTGTTGGGTCTCCGAAGTTTCCACCTGCAATAACAACAGCGTTACCTGCACCATTATCATTAAGTGGGGTTACTGTAAATACTCGACTTTCCATTTTATTTCAATTTTAGTTGTTAATTAATATATTATTCATTTATTGTTGTTTTTATAGCTTTTAGCTTATACATCGGATGATCAATATCTCCCGAAACTATTGCAACAGCTAAATCTACAACTTCTTTATGCGTATGTTCTGGTAATTCACAGTTTTGCGAGCCTGCAGCCGCTGTTCCGTCTGCATAATTGTAACCAATTATTGCTCCTGCACTGTTTACCACTCCATTTGCATAAGATATTCTTAAAGGATGTCTCAAATATTCAACGAAAACGTTGTCTATTGAGAAAGTCCCATCAGAATACAGATAGATACTTCCTTTTCTATCTGACGGTGGATCATTGGGATTTTGCCCAAACACCATCGGTACTTCTTCCCACTCGAAAGAGGGTTTATAAAATGGATCGTACAGAACAGTATCGAGGTCATCGTGCTGTACCTGTATTCCCCATAATCTTTTTGTACCACTTTGGCACGATGTCTTTGTTCCTTGACAGGTTATTCTGAGAAGAAACATATAGTCATATGCCAATGCTGACAAGTCTGCTTTGTACGTTCCTACATCCGAAGTTGTAGATATCGTACTTGCAGTCATTGTCGTTGCAGTTGGGATCAATGGATCTTCTTTTACCACCAGAGTCTTGAGATCATCAATCCTCTTCTGTGATTCTTCAAATCCTTGTCTTTTAATATTTGTAGTTCCATAACGTTGTTTGATGAATACCGTTTGAGATTCATTCAAGTACCAATCTATCTCAGGGACTAGTAAATTACTATAATCCTGAGTGTCGATCTTATTTAACTTGAGCTTAAGCTCATAATGCATCTCTTGCACCGTCATAGGTTCTACTTTCTAAATCAGTTTTTAACTTAATTAATAATTCTTGATTTTTCGGATTCAGTAAATTCTGTACTGTATCCTCATAATCAAAACCAATTTGACTGTCATTATATAAATAAGCAGCTTGCCTTCTTCTAAAAATTCCTGTTCTTTCTAAATCAAAAATTAAAGATCTTGTTGCGATCTCAGCTTTTTTCATTGTTGAAACTTTTAAAAACTCTTTTGGATCATCTTCTAAAATATCATAAAGCTTTGTGTATGTAAAGTCGGCAGTATTATTGTTTCCGATTTTACCAAAGATTTTCAAAATATCTAGTCTCTTTCCAGGAGAAAGTTTATTAAACTCTATTACAGCTCTAGCTTTTATTTCTACTTTTTTTGCTTGGGATTCAATTTCCTGTTGCTCATCAAAGATGAAATATTTAGCTTCGGGCCATTCTCCTTCGTCCAATTCTTTTTGAGAGTTTGCTACATATTTAGAAGCTCTCAAAATGCTTATTCTAACTTCATCAAGCGCATTATTTAGGTCAAATACCATAGTTTTGTCATGCATTTTGACTTTGAAATGCGTCCAATATTCGTTATTTGTTGATGGTGCTAAATTTGCCCCTAAAACTTTGCCTAACCTTCTTTCCGCATCATCGTCCAAGCCAGTAGCTAGGTGACCTAGCTTACTGCTGTAGACGGGTTGAAATGTATCATAGGTATCAGCAAATTTAGACCTTCCTTGAAGGTGCAAATTATGCCATCTTTCTTTCAAAATTGGTTTGACGTATACTAAATGTTTAGTTTTCATACTATTCTTTTTATACGGTTAATAATATTAGCTAGTTCCTAAGACTAACTCTCCACAACGAGTTACATCGTCGATTTGGATTCCACATTGATCGTGAACAATCATTGTGTAGCTATCTTTAGAATTACTCATTAATCCACCTTTGTTTGCTCCATAAGGAGTTTGAAGGCCTGAAACATATCCTAATTTATATCCACCACCTTTGTGAACATACTTGATATTACTATCACCAGCTCCTTTGCCGCCGAAGTCTAAGAAGGTAAACCTCATAGATTCAACAGGAACCTGTAAATTAGGATCCATTTGATGGTTAATTTCCCTATCATCATAAATTGGATTATGACGAAGAGTAAGTGTGATTCCATTTGGCCCCACATACTTAACAAACTGACCACCAAACGCCAGATTATTTCCCGAAACTCCAGCTTGACCGCCTTTAATGAAGTTAGTATCAACTGTCAAGAAAGGAGATGATGCATTTACCATGGCTTGGTGGAATGCTAACATTCCATATTCACCAGTGTAAGCAACGATGTTCCTGTTTGACATTTCAACTCTTCCAAAGAAGATATCAAGTAAGAATTCACGAATTAATTTTTCAGTTAATGTATTATATACATGTCTGTGAGAATCTCTTAAAAGATCTTGGATACCAGGACCAGTTCTTGCAGCTCTACCGTTTGCTCCACGTACTGTATTTGCTCTAGTATTGTACCATAATCCTCTTTCGATCTCTTTATACCATTGGATCCAGTATTCTGCTTCAGCATATTTAACCCATTTGAAATCTTTATAGGTTTTACCATCAGCATCCATAAGTGCAACTACTAAAGCTTGGTTAGCTGCATCACCTGTAACTGAATACTCTTTTCTATAAGTAGAAAGTTGTGATCTCAATTTCATAGGCATTGCGTAAGTAGTGGAACCTGATTGGTCACCGCCTTCTTCGTATACTGAGAATAATTTACTGAATGGTTTACCAGGTGCTAGTCCTGCTGCTGGAAAAGATAGAGTAGTGTCATCTGTTAAAAGACGTACTACATATATATATCCGTCGCCATCAGCTATTGGAGATTGTTGTACACGTAATTTGAAGTCTTTACCAACATCACCTACGATAACATCACCAGGTTTAAACCAATCTTCATCTAACTTTATATTAAAGTCTATCAATCCTAATCCAGGATGTGTATTACCACCAGTGGCATCTCCTAAACTAATTAAAGGACGAGATGATGCTCCCATCAATTCCCATTCCCAATCAAATGACTCAATTTCAGATGTTCTTCCAGTTCCTTTTGTCATAGCGATAATTGGATTATCAGACAGTCTAGATGCTGTAAAAACTCGAGTTAGTACTTGATCAAATTTGTGAGGCTCAGCTAGAAACGCAGCACCTAAGTGATTTACTTCGGTGAAGTTTGCATGCCAAGGCCTTGTTAATACTGTTAATGAATTTCTTGCTCGGCTCATTTTATTAAATTTTAGTTATTAAATAATTAATCAATCTATTATATAGACCATTCAGCTCCTTTTCCTGTTGCTACATTAGGTCTTTTGTCTCCTCCAAACATTCCTGGAGTATCTGTTAGTGCTTTTTTAGATTGAAGACTCTTTTTAAACTTCTTACTAAAATTACTTACAGTTTTCTTTTTTAAACCTTCAAGATCATAAGATGTCATTCTTAAATATGCTTTCAATATAAAATCATCTATATCTTGAGAAGCATTCATCTCGTCAGCTTGAAATTGGGTTACA